CAGACGATCGAACTCCCAGATACCGAAGATACTCAGTATAACGCGAACCATAACGCGCCCTCGCTTCCTCAAACCGCTGCAACGCAAACGCCTGCCGAATCGTATTGATATCCGTAGCCGTAGCGGTCGACAAATCCGCGAAAAGATTCGAAGGATATAACGGCGCCGACGAGCTCGCCGACGCCGCACCACGCTCGACCTGGCCACTCGCTCCATAAACGCCAATCGCTGACCCAGTCACAGGCACCGACCCATCCGTCGTCACCCTCATCGTCAACGGCTGCTGAGCTCCCGTCACCTGCTGAGAACTCGAAGTCTTCACTGCGGCCGACGTACCAAGCGGCAACGTAATCGCCGCACCCTTCTGCGCCCACGGCCGCGCACTCGTCAGATAATCTTTTTCCCAGCACACATTCTGCAACGCCAGGGACGTAGTCGTATCCGCACCACTGCCCGTCGCAACCACAGCCTTCGTCTGCAAATCCTCATCACGATAAAACTCATTCCATATCAACTGATACGCCCGAAACGGCAACGCATTTACCGTCACCGTAAACGGAGCAGTCTTCGCGTTGATACCCAAATAATCACTCAACGACGACACAGGCTCTTCCGTCCCCACATTAATCTGAGGATGCGTCGGAACGGCCGTACCGCTCTCACCGCCCGTTATAAAATCCTGCCACTCACTCCAAATAAGCCGGTTCGGCACAAACCAATGATGAAACCTCACCTGCACCGGGTGCATCACAGGAGTAACCAACGGCGCACACCTAATCAGCGCAGACGTCGCATGCTGAATTGTATCGCCAGGCAACGCCTCGAACCACGCCACCGGCACCAATTGACCCATCTTGCAGGTCAACAACTTAAAATGCGAAAGCGAATGTTTAGCTCTTTTCATGAGACCGCCCCGACATATGCCTTCCAGACTTCTGAAACTTTTTCGTTAGCAGCGAACGCAAGACCGCGCACCATCTGCAGCTCCGCTCGGCCGTCTCTCTCCGAGCGCGGGCAACCAAGAACCGCGCGAACTCTTTCCTCGTCATCATAAAGCACCCTCGCGCTTTTCCTTCGCAAGTAGCGCCCTAAGGGCCACTGTCGCCCGCTGTGCCTTACGACGTAAGGTATATGTTCCGATCTGTGCCGCGTCACCGCCAACGCGACAGCTCCGCTTACAACCGCACCAATCCCCGGTCTTAAGGACATCCGGGCAAACTCCGGATGCCGTCCATACAACCGTATATCGTCCCGTGTCGTCATCTTCTTGGTGCAATACTTCGCGATATACTGTGCCGACCTGGCCTCTAACCTCCCCAGCCTCACAAAGCCAAAGCCCCATGTCTCGCGAACATCTAAGCAAGCTTGGCATTGACACTCTCCTGAAACTTTAACGCCGCCAAGTTGGCAGGTTGGAGCTCCGAAGACAGCAATATGGTAATGCGCCCGTCCTCCGATATCTCCATACTCACCAACCGCGTAGAACCGAATTTTTCGAGGCGCGATACGCGCACGATACCTCTTAATCCATCCCTGTAAATCTTCAGGGCACAAATCCAATCCTCGCCGCTCGTCCGCATAGGTAAGTGTAACGAACGCGTTCTCCTCATGGCTTGACGCCTCTAACAGAATCCTGTTCGTCCACAACCTCCGTCGCTTCACACGACAAGGCATACACTGACCGCACCCGAACGCCATTTGCGTCGACAAAAATGGACTTACGCACTTCACATCCTGAACCCGATCCGCATGCGCCGACCAAACCGCCGACGACGACCACGACCAAAACGACGACCACCAGAACGAAAACGACGACGCCGACGAAACCTCATGGCACACCTCCAGTTATCGATAATCCCCTGCCTATATCCGGCCGCACTAACCAATCCGGAAGGCTAAAACCGTAATCACCCGATCGCAAATCCCGCGCTGCGTTCCCAACGTTCGCACGCGTCAACTCAACAGCCACCGGCACACCACCTGGCGCTGAAAAAATATTCTGCAGCGCCTGTGACGCCGCCGCGCTCGGCACCGTAATGATTTCTCCAGAATCCGTCCGAATCCTTTGCGTCGCATGCACAACAGGCCCCCGCGGGTCCTCCCGCGGAAACGGAATACCAGGCACTCCCGGAGGCGTCCCCGGCTGAGCCAACCTTTTAGCAAGACCCGAATTCAACAACTGTTGATGCGTAATATCGGCCTCAGCACCTTTAATCTTCAATTCCAGCAAACGCTCATTCAACTGATCCGTCCGACTCTCCTTATCCGCCACGGCCGCCACAGCTCTCCCTAAATCCTGACCGGCCTGGCCCATCTGAGAAGCACCAGCCTCAGGATGACCACCAACCACCGACGCCATCGGAGCTGACGACATTCCTAACGCAGCCAGCGGATTAATCCCCGCAGCCTTCGCATCCTGCACACGCCGCTCAACACCGTGATACGCCAAATCGCTCTGAAGCTGCATGTTCTGATTGTACTGATTCGCCGCCTGCTTCGCCGACCTATCCGCACTAAACAAATTCACACCGGCCGAAACCAAAGCTCCCACAAAAGCTAACGGGTCCATTGGCCCTCCACGTCCATTAACAAATGATCCCAGAAACGAACGTACGACGCTTTTTCCCCTTATAGCCTCGTCCACCCTTACCCTTCGCAAAAAGAACCTCTCTACGCTCCTGCCTTTGAATACAGGGCACCAAGCTCGTCGGGTTAAGAAACGACGGTAACGACGCAAGACGATGGGCACCCAGCGGATCTCTCCGGATCCCCAGCCCCCGTGAAAGATAGCCAAACGCCGCTTGCGTACCGTGTACCGTACTCGCAAAGTCCTTGCCTTGCGGATTAAACTGCCTTTTGTCAGCGGCAGCTGCCTTGGCCTTTTCGAAACCTTCCCTTGTCAGCCGAGCTGACAAAGCTCGCTCACGAGCCAGAGCGGTTACGAAAGCCTTTGAACGTGCGGTCGACCTAGAGTCGACCTTTTGACGCAACACCGTTGCGTCATCCAGAAACCGTTGGATTTCATCACTTATTTTTTTTTTATAGCCTGAGACAGGAGCGCCCGCTAAGCCTCGCCGCCGGTTGCGCTCGTCTATAGCCGCTTGCAAGCCGGCCGAAACACCGGCCTCGCGCAAAAGCTCGGCGTCGAGGCGGCGCTGCCTAGCATCACTACGGGTGATGCGTTCAGGCGTTTTATAATCTCTCTTTTCAGGAGGAAGGAGATTATAGAATTTTGAGTGTTTATCTCGAAACCATGACACGGTTATCACCGTAATTAACGCTATTCACAGCCCTACAAAAGCTACACCTATTACTACTTCTGTGTTTGTTGCTCTGTGGATAGTGGTAACTATGGGGATAACTCGTAAAAACTCGTTTGCCGCCGGGGGGATACCCCCCTCGGAACTCCCCCCACTTCTGTGGAAAAAGCTGTCACCTAGCACAGTACACATCAAGTAGACGTACTGGCCTTAGGGTCGGCCGGAGGGGGGGGTGTTGGTGACCCCCCCTCCGGCTCCCCCTTCGCCGTTTCCATGTTTGCGGGAGGGGAAACAGCCACCGGAGGAGACTTGTCACCAGGATCAAAAACCTTTTCGTAAGGCGTCAACGCATCGAAGAAATCGTCCTCATCCTCACCGAAATCCTCCGCTTCCTCGAAACTATCATACTGGTTAGCGTCCGCGATCGCCGACAACTCACGACGCACAAACTGCCGAATCAAACTGTCAAGCTGAGGGCTCTGCTGCATCTCCAGCGGCACCGCCATCGGTACAGGGTCCGGCTCCTCCTTGCCGTCACGCAAAATCCCGGCCGACTGCTGAACCCCATCAGCATCAAAAACCGGCTCAACAAGATATTTCGACTTCTCTGCTTTCTTCAAAACGTCATGCTCGTGCCCTCACGCGCAACGAGTCTCCTGGCCTGAATTGAATGATTAGCCATCACATACAAATTATCGGCCGTTAAATCCTGAAACACACGAGTCGATGGCACACAACTCACAAACGTCGCGTTCAGCGCTGGCGCCGAAGAAAACTCACGCGACAGATGCCACGTATTCAGCGTCGTCCTGAACAAACCGGCCACAGAACTTTCCTCACGCCGGTACTCATCATAACGATCCTGAAAACCAAACGTCGTAACAGGCGACGTCGATACATCAGCTTCCCAATTCGCAATCCCTTGCTGACCAATATGCTGCAGCTCCCGCTGCCAGTAATCGTATTTATTCCCCGCCATACCACCAGCGGCTCCACCAACGGCAATACCTCTGAAAAATGCCCGCTTAATACGCTCCGTATACATCGTCTTCGGCCGCACGGACATTAACGTCATCACAATCCCGTGCTCCTCAAAGAAACGCCGATACCTATTCGTCCTGGTCGCGGTGATCCCATGACCAAACATTTTCCCGACATCCGACCCACCAGCGCTCGGCCCGCTCTGCAACACTTCCGAAAACTGAATCACATTCTTTCCACCGCCCAAATACTCCGGCCGCTGCAACCGCGCATCAGACGATCGAACTCCCAGATACCGAAGATACTCAGTATAACGCGAACCATAACGCGCCCTCGCTTCCTCAAACCGCTGCAACGCAAACGCCTGCCGAATCGTATTGATATCCGTAGCCGTAGCGGT